TGGTGACTTCCGGCCCGGCTTCATTCATGCCTATCAGGTCGCCCATGCCTTCGACTTCTTTCAGGTCGCTTAAACCTAAAACGTCTAAGACTTCTTCGACTGAAAAGCGATAGATGCGAGCCAAGTCTTGAATAGAGCCCTCACCCTTCTGGTAGTGCTGTTTAATTTTTCCTGCGGTTAATTCGTCCATAATTACCTCCGATTATGTTTCGTTAGATTAGTTGCAAACGACTGTCACGGTCGCGTTAGTCGTCCCACCAAGGGTTACATAGAGGCCGTTGGAGAACGGGATGCCGTTACCCTTACTGTCGCAAAAGTCGAATGACTGTTGTGCCAAACCGTCGCCCTGGAACAGGATTGCGCCGGAGTTAGTGGTGGCGTTGTCGTAGATTGTAATAGAACCGGTTCCCGTAGCCACTTTGCTGACGAGGACTTTGTACAGGTAGCCGTGTGATGGACTGGCTACGCCGGATGCGGTGAGGACTTTAGAACGGGCCATAGTAATCTTCTTTCTTAGTTAGTGGGGTGGTAGCCCCGTAGCGTTCTGGTGGGCTTCACTACGCTATCGGTGGGGCTACCGTTCCGTTAGTTCACTGATTAGGCAGTGATACCAGTCTTTACGTTTACCAACCATGCAGTGTTCAAGGTCTTAGGCACGTATGCGCAAGCCCAAGAAACAGTGCTGAAGCGACCGGCAGGGTTGCCAGAGTCAATCTTCGTGTGTGGGATGATGTACAGCTGTGCTGCATCACCTTCAAGGCTGATAGAACCGAAGGCTTGGTCGCCGTGGAAGAAGTTCGAGTAAACTTCTGTAGCACCGCCGGCTTCGTGCTTCGGGTTAGCGCTTTCCATAAGGCGAGCGCCGCTAATCTTACCGACTTCACCGCGGTAAATCATCGTACCGCTTTGGTAGCTGTCTACGTTGATGAATGTCTGGTCTTGCTGCAAGTCGTAGCTAGTGTCAGGGGAAAGTTTACCCATCCAAGGAGCAACGTTGCTGGTTAGGCGGCGAGCCTTGTTGCGCTTCAGGGTGCGGACAGCCAACTGGATGTCCTTAACCTTCAGTACGTCAGAAGCAGACAGGGCAGAAAGCGCAGTCTTAGCAGCTTGGTACTGGGTAGTAGCACCGGTGAATAGTTCGTTGCGAACCAATTCGTCCAAAGTTTCGCGCATGTTCTGGCCGACAACTTCTATCTTCTCTGCGTTAGCAGCGTCGATACCGTTCAAGGTCAGGAAGCGGGAAATCTTAACGACCGTACCGTACTCAGCCAATTGGCAAGTCACGTTGGTAGCAGTCAAGGCTACTTCGCTTGGGTTGCTACCCTGCGTTAGAGCAGCGGTAACGGTAGCAAGCGGAGTGTGGCGGGTGAAACTAATAGTGTCACCGCCGTTCTTTGGCTGGTTGCGCATCTGCGCACCTTGCTCAAAGACTGACTCGTATTCTTTGCGAGCCAGGAACTTCTTTTCGTAGTAAGTCTGGGCTTCCTGCGAAAGGGAGGTGGTTGTGTTAGCTGACATTGTGTGTGTCCTAGTGTGTTAAGCCGCTACTGCCACACCTCTTTCAGGCCGTGGGCTTTGGCATATTCTTCGGGAGACATTTGAGCTTCATCCTTGGAACTGGCTTTGGCCGGTTTAGAACTGCTCGGATTGTCGGCTTGCGAGAGCATCTTTTCAGTTGCTTTCTGGCCTTTAATCTGGGCGGTCACGGCTGCGGTTTGGTAGGCTTTGGCGGCAAGTTTTGCTAATTTAAGTGGCGAATTGTAAGCGCCAACCAACACCTGTGTTTCGGGATTTATACCGTTGGCAATTAGGGTGTTTGCGGTATATACCTTCCCGTCCGGTAGCTGGTAGAGCAAGCTGTCACCGAGTGCTTCGTTGTATTCAGCGGCGACTTCCGGGTTATATTCCGGGTTCTTCGAACCGTCTTGATTGAACTCGCGCAAAAGCGGGACTTCGTTCACTACTTGGCTGGCTTCGTTGGCAAGCTGTATCTGCGTCTGTTGGACGGCAAGCTGGCTACTCTGCTGCGCTAGGTTCTGCTGCTGGGTTTGAAGGTACTGGTGGCGGGCTAGCCTCTCGGCTTCCGCGGGGGTAAAGTAATCCCCGGTTTCGGGGTTGATTTCGTTTAATAGCTCCTGCTCCTGCGCGACTTGGGCTTCCTGCGCGGTGAGTTGGGCGAGCTGTTGTTTCAGCTCCCGGTTTTCATTAGCTAGCTTCTGAAAGCGGTTCTCACTCTTAGGGGCTAATGGCTTTTCGTCTTGTGGTTCCTCGGTGTCTGCGGCGGCTTCCGGTTCGGCTGTATCGTCAGCTACGTCTTCGGCTGGGCCTTCTTCCTCGGTTTGGAACTGCCGGGCGTCTACCGCCGGGCCTTCCGTTACCACTTCAAGCTGTTTTTCTTCCACTGGTGCCGGTTCAGCGGTGGCAGTGTCTTGAACTGCGCTATCATTTACGGCGTTGGCTACCTCTTCAGCCATGATTTCTCCTTGCTTTTACGCCTTAAACGCTGGCGGGGCGGGAGCATGAGATGTACTCCGTTT